GCAAACCATATGGACGTTTTGCCCCACCCGTTACGGGCAACCGGGTAAAATTGAGAAATGCCAATTGATGCGGGTTGTTGGTAATACTTTCCCGGTTCATACAATCCCCATTGGGTCGGGGTGTCGCTGAATCTTTGCGAAAAGTAAATGACATCCGAAACGGCATAACCTATCGCCCGATGATAATTGCGGTTATTCCCGACCAAATCATCATCCGGCAACGCATACGTGTTTTGTCCGGCAATGGTTGTCACATCCAACAAATAACGGGCGTATACTTTGACATCATGGATATATAATTCAATCGTGCCGCTTACGCCAGTTCCGACCGGGTCCAAAGTGATTGTGTTTGGCGGTGTCGGGGGGTCTTGATTGGTCAATTGATACCGCCACAACGTCACATTATCGGCAACTCTTATGATTGCCCATGTTGTGGATTGCTCTTGCGATGTCGAAACGTATTGATACGAAAATTTATATTCGCCATTCGTGTATTCATAAGATGTTCTATTCGAAGCCGGGACCGTACCGATGAACACATCCGGAATGACGGGTTGCATTTCGCCCGTCACTTCGACCAGCCTTTGCGAACGGTTCAACGCAAAGAAATATCGGTTTACCAAATCGGATTCGTTGTCAATGGCGGTACATTCTTCCTCCCACCACATCCCCGACAGGAAACAACCGATTGATGTTTGGCCGGGCACGTAAACTTGAATCATTGGCCGTTTATCGGCCCTCACTTGCACGATTTCGGGCAAAAGGTCTATAAGGTTGTATTCCTTTTCAAGTCCCGCCAGAACGTCATTATATTGGTCATGGACGGTTGGCGTGACGGTCACGGATTCCGAATCGTCATCGAATTCGCAATCGGTCTTCCAAAACGTCCCGTTCCAATATTCCGACCATGTGTTCCCCCCGTTATACGAAATGAATATCTTCAAAAGAAACTGGAAGTCGAAAACTTGCGCCACAATCCATGCGTAATCCGGCCCCGTGAAAATCAACTTTCCGGTTAATTTTCCACGGAAGAATTGTTGGTTTTGCTCCTGTTCGAATTCCTTTTCCAAATCGTCTTTATACACCGGGAACGTTTGGCGGGAATTCAATTCAAACTTGTATATCGGATTCATTACGATTTGATTTTGCGTGTAAGATTCTTGTATTTGATGATGACGTTTCCGGATGCATCCGTGAATCGCATTTCTTCGCCCTGTTTACGGATTGCGGAAACGTCCTTTTCGATGCCGGAAACATCCGTTGCGCCCAACATCCCGACCGCATATCCCGCCATTGTGGCGTTCGCTCTTTGGTAACGTTCTGCAAATGTCCCGTCATTGAGGGAATTTATTACATCGGGTATGACATCACGGAATTTGCGTGAATTGCGTTTGTTGATGATGGCGAAGAATTCCCCGCCTTCCGCCCTTCTTTGCGTTCCGTCCGCTTTCGTCCCCATATCAATATCATGTCCGCTTGCATGGCTCCCGCCTTGAAGCAATTCGACCGTGCCTTCTCCGTATTGCTCCGTTTGTTGGCTTGATACCTGTAATGCCTTAATCTTAGCAGCCGCAAATGAAGCCCACATTATGGCGATTGCCGGGATGGCATAAGGGAATCCTAATTGCGACCATATTAAAGCCGATGCCGTTACAAGGTTGGATGCTTGCGATATGGAATCAATCGCCATTTGCGCACGTTGGGCACGTTCTCTTTCCTTCAACGCCTGTTCTTGATTCTTTTTGGCCAATTCCAATTCCTTTTGGGCCGTCACAACCTCATTTGCGTATCCGGCATTCCGGGCTTCGATTTCCGCATCCAATGCACGTTGGGCCGCATCCACTTGTGCGTTTGCCGCATTTACGGCCGCTTCGGCCGCCTTATCCCACGATTCTACCAACGAACCGATTGCATCTTGCACGGAAGATAAAGCCGTATTCAACGCATCTTGTTGTTTATCATCCAGACCGATTCCCAACAATTCATAAAGGTTGTTATATCCTAAACTCTTTGTTTCTTTTTCAATCCCGGCAATGGTCTTTTTTATGGCTTCGACCTCCGTTTCGGTCATCTTGTTCGATGCCGTTTCATTGAGTTTCAAAACCGCTTCCAAACGGGCTTTTTCTTGTTGCAAACGGAACAATGTCTTTTGGCGTTCGTTCCTGTTCTGCAAATCGAATTCCGCTTGTTGCAAATCCTGCAATGCGGTTAAATCACGTTGGGCCAACTTATTGTTGAAATCGGCCGATTCCTTCAACGCCTGTGCATCATATTTGGCGTTTATAGCGGCTTCGTCTTGTCGCAACTGGATATCCTTTTGGCGGTTTTGCTCCAATTCGATTTGGCGTTGCTTTTCGATATTGGCAAGGCGCAATTCCAACATCCGTTCCGTCCCGTCTTCCGTGATTGCGATTTCCAATTGGATTGCCTGTTGTTCCGCTTGCAAACGTTGCACGGCCGATTTTGCGACTTCGGATTCGAACGCCTTCCGGGTATCCAATGCGGATTTGTCATACTTCGCATTTATGGCGGCTTCATCTTGCCTTTCGGTCGTGACCTTCTGGCGGTTCTGTTCCAACTCCAAACGCCTTTCCGCTTCGACCTTGTCCAAACGCAATTCCAACATCTTATCCGTTCCGGCATCCGTGACGGCTATTTCAAGGTTGATGGCATCAACCACGGCCCGCAAATCCGCAATCCTTTGTTTCTTCGCCTGTTCGGCCGCCTTTTGTTGTTCTTTTGTTAATTCCTCATTCTTGCGGTTCGCATCCTGTTCGGCTTGTTCCGCAATCCTTGCCGCCTGTGCGGCCCTTTCGGAATCCTCCGTATCCATTTGGGAAAAGACGATGTCACGGGCTTGTTTCATTCCGGCCAATCGGGCTTCGATTGCCTTCTTATCCCGTTGCGGTTGTCCCCACCCGAACCAACGGTTCAAGATGGCATCATGCTTCGCCAAATATTCCGTCCGGGTCAATTCCGATTCCAATTGCGAAATCATCCCTTCGACCGCATTTTTGACATATTCGGTTCCGGCCTTTTCATATTGTTCCGACCACGTCTTTACCCAAAAATCGGCCGATTGTTGCGTTGCCGCCTGTCCGGGGAATAGAAATTCATTCATCTTCGTTATCAACCGGGTTAACCAATCAATCGTTTCTTTGATTGCCCCGTTTGACTTCTGGAAAGACAGGGTTAAACCTTCCCATGCAGATTGCAACAATTTCGTTGAACCTTCAACCGTGTTCAATCGTTCTTCGGAAATGCGGGACAATTCCCCGGACACGTCTTCCAACGATGCCCGCAAATCCCTTGCGGATTCGGCCCCGGAAAGAAGGGCGGAGAATGCCGCAACGGAACGTTTGTCGGTCATTTCCAACGCATCGTTCAAGTCAATTCCGGATTTGCGTAATGCGATAAGCGAATTGATGATTTCGTCAAAGGATTTTGCCGAACCTCCCAATTGCTTTGCCAACTTGCCGTTTGCGTTGGCCAAATTAAGAATGATATTACGGGTGGCGGTTGCGGCCGATGATGCATCAAACCCCGCATTGGCCAATGCACCCAATAATGCGGTCGTGTCCTTGATGGTCAAACCATATGCGTTCGCAACAGGGAACACCGTTCCGATGGAATCCCGGATACGGTCGAATGACAATGCGGATTTGTTCGTTGCGACCGCCAACGTTGCCAGAACTTCCTCCGTATCCGTTGATGACAAATTGAACGCACGCAAGGTCGCACCCGCCACGGATGCCGCATCGCCCAAATTCGCACCCACGGCCGTTGCGAATTCCAACACGGATTTTTCCATGTTGATGATTGAGCCTTGACCGAATCCCAACTTCGCCAATTCCGTTTGTAATTCGGTCACTTGACTTGCGGTGTATTCGGTTGAGCGGCCCAACGCCAATGCGGAATTCGTCAATGCGGACATCCCGTCACGGGTCGTGCCCAATATCGTTGCCAAATTGGCGTTCGCCTGTTCGAATTCACGCAATTTTTGGGCGGACCCGGTAAGATACCGAACGAACAACATGACCATTCCGATAGTCCCGGACATGACCGTTGTAAGCCCTTGAAAAGCCTTTGCGCCCAAAGGCAAATCCGAATTCGCAATACCTCCCAATTGGGTTCGCATATTGGTAAATCCGGAAACGACTTGCCCGATGGGACCGGGCAAACCTTTCAAGGCGTTTTGATAATGCCCCACCTCCAAAGTATATTTCCCGGTTGCCTGTTGCAAACGGGACATTTCTTCATAGATGCGCCTTGTTTCGTCTTCCAGTTCCTTACCAACTCCGGCCGTCCTTCGTTGTTCGGCCGTCATTTCATTAAGACGAATTTTGTTCAATCGGTATTGGGCCGAAAGTCGCTTGTATGACCCTTCGGCCGAATTGGCGATTTCGACCAAAAGTTTGTCAATCCGTTGTTGCTCCTTCTCCGCTTGAATCAACGATTGTTTATCTCGATATATCTTTCGTTCTTCCTCATTATAACGGGCGTAATGTTGCGCCAATTTATCCGATTGTTCCGACAACGAACCGATACTTTGCCGTTGTTGTTCGGTTGCACCGGACAAATTCTGCATACTCTTTGCGGCTTCCTGTGCCGCACCTTGAATTTTGGTTTTGGCATCCTCATATTTCCGTATCAATTTATCCAATTGCGAAATAAGATTCGTAATGGAATTGTCCGGTTTTATCAAATCGCTATATAGTATGGGATTGGGGTTATCCATTGTATTTCCAAATTAAATTGTTTGACGTTTTATATTTGCCTTTGGCCGCATACGATATCGAATGACGATTTGTTCCCGTTGCTTTTGCCGCCATCGTTATTGTTTCCCAACTTCCAACGAATTTTCCTTCTTTCGTATATGCCGCAATGTTGCATTTATGTTTTGCCCGTCCTTCCACATATTTTTTTTGTTTAACAGATGTTACCGGATTTGCGCAATTCTCACGATGTGTGACCCATCGCAAGTTTTCCGGGGTATTGTTAGATTTGTTCCCATCTATATGGTCAATTTCCGGTTTGTTTTGCGGATTATCAACGAAACATTGCGCAACTAAACGATGGACCGGAACGGTATGTTTGCCATCATCACGGTATAGATAAACAAACCAATATCCGGCCCGGTCTTGAATAGGTGTCAACATCTTTTCTTTTCGATGAAAAATCCCACCATTGGCGTTTGTTTTCCTTGCAATGGAACGCACACGGCCATAATTACTAACTTGATAAATGGGCTTGTAGCCTTGTATTTGCTTCCAAATTTCCATAATGATATTTTTTGCAAATATACCAAATCTTGTAATGTCTTCCGCATTGGGTTATTTTTTTTCAAATTTGCCGTATAACGGCATTTCTACAAAAAGATGATAAATTACCCGTCTTTCCCATTATCGTTGATTCTTGCCCCGTTTCCGTGCGTTTTCGGCCTGTTTGCTCCGCTCCTTGACAAAATCGAATGCGTTGTAAAACTCCAATACGGAATATTCCTTCGGTTTCACGTGCAATTGTTCGGATAGAACCAAACAAAGGTTTTCGAATTGGCGGTCGAACTGGACTTCCACTCCTTCCGGCCCGCTGAATGATTGAGGATGGGAATATGTCAACAATTCCGTTGTCAATCGGTCAATGCCCGCATCCGTTGTCGGGTCCTTTCCGGCTATTATGTTATTCAAAACGGCCAATGTCCGTTTCTTCAAGATGTCGAAATATTCCTTTATCCGGCTATCGGCAAAAAGGTTCGGGAAATATAATGTCAATTCCCCGTCAATTTTTTTTTTGACCGCTTCCAATTGGGCGGTCACTTCCCCGATGGGGACATCGGACAGGATGTCGCAAACCTTGCGTAAGGCATCATCCGAAACATCGTCATATGTTATGCCGTCAATCGTCTTGACCAATGCACAAAATGACAATAATTGCGGATTCACGCCCGATTGAATGAGGAACACGCATTGCCGCAAGTTTTCCAATTCCTTTTGGGCCTGTTCCGGCTTCCCGGACATAAGGAAACGCCTTGTCTTTTCGATGCGCTGGTCAAACGAATTGATGTCCGCCCCGATGCCGGAATCAACCAACAACAATTTTTGGTATTTGTGGAAACGGATGATGGGTAATTCATCTATCGAATCATAGATTTCGACATCATGCGTTCCAATTTTGACAGTTACCATAAGTATTTTGCAATTACGGTTGAACAAAAGGGAACGGCCAGGAACAACCATTCGCCCGTTGCCACCAACAAAGATAGTGAAAGCGCAACCGACACCCACCATGAACAACAGAATTTGCACATGAACAAATTGTACAAAAAATCATTCGGGGCATGGACTTGCAACCACTCCAGAATTCCCCACTTAACCGCAAGGGAAAGAAGGAAAGAAGCCGCCATCGTTACGAAAGCGACCCAACAGATAAATTCGATTACTCCCAGCATATTTCATCAAATTCCAAAATGCCATCGAAACGCAATCCGGCAAACGGATGCATCAAATATTGATTGTCAACTTCCGAAAGCGAATACCCACGATATATGTTTTCGGCCTTCTCATAAATTTTGTTTAGAATGATGCGTCCGTTTGGAAGATGCCATCCGGAACGACCGTTCAAGACACGCAAGATTTGGCCTTTGATGTATTCGATATTCCGGTTGTCCGGCTCCCCGTAAATACGGATAAGGTCAAACCAAAAAATCAACCCGAAAGGGGCTTTGATTTCCCGTGCCCACGGTCCGACATCTATTGTTTGCGGGTCATCTATTTCGAAAAACGAAAAGTTCCCGATTTTGGCATCCGGGGAAACTTCGATATAATCATTATCCCCGTGACCCTTCCATCCGCCACAATAAACGTTCGGTGTGATTATGCGGTTGCCGTTGACCATCTTTTGCAAACGTTGCGCACGACCGAATGCGACATCCAGCCATGTAAGATTGTCAACCAACCCCGATTGGATTTCAGCCATTACCCGGTCAAGCATGACAGGGTTTTTGATAACGGGGGCATCATTAGTGTACATAAATTCGTGCTTTTATTTGGTTCATCAAATCTTGATATGCGCCATTCTTGAAAATGACGTTCCAGTTGGACGGCATCAAACCGAAATTCCGCAATCCGTATTTCGCCACAATCCCTTTCGCATAAGATGTTGTTCCGACAATCGCCACGGATTGCGCCCCGAATTCGACCCCCAAATCATCATGGAAACGGCCGTTGATGTAAAGGTTTGGCGCATCCGGATTCCGGCCCTTTGCCGTATACGGATAAGATATTCCGGTTTTCTTCCATGCGGCATATCTTCCGGCCGATTCGACCGAATGGAAATAACCCGTTGGTTTCAAGTCTTCGGAATAATACGGGCGCATATCTTGCCCGTTGCTTGCCTTGCCTTCGAATAATTGTTCCTTCTGGAGTCGCATAATTTCGGGACCACGGCCAACAATGGCGTTCCGGACCAATTCGCCCGACATCATGCCATCGTTGACCGATTGAACACGCATTTTCAAGTCATCAAGTATTCCCATATTCCCGCATTTGGCCGGAAACGGCCCTATTTTCGATTATTTTTGAAAAGATAAGGAATTTATCGTCTTTCGGCCAAAAGCCCGTCAGAATCAAAAATTACGGAAATTAACTTAAACCGTGCGATATTTGACCCCATGGTTGTTGCATTGCAAACAAATCCGGTCCAAACCCCGTGTATCAATTGACAATGCCTTGTAAGCCTGTTTCAATTCATACCCCAATCCGGTTGCCCGGCCTGTCGGGTTCCCGTCCAACTCATATAACAATTCGTCACGGGTCACGTTCACTTGATTCCGGTTAACTCTTACATCCGGATTCATGGCGATTGTCCGAAGGACGTTTGCGGCAACTTGCTTTTGGATGACGGTTGCGAAAATGGAACGTTGGGAAATGATGAAATCGGTAATGTCGCAACCGACCGATATTTCAACGTTCATTCCGTAATTCATCGTATTCGTGTAACCGACTTCCCCGATATCGAACATTTCCGGATATTGGGCGAAATCGGAAGGCGCATGAATCCCGAACGGGGACACCTGCAAATATTTCGTCATTTGCCGCCACGATTCGATGGAGCCGCCCAAACACGTTTGGCAAGGTTCGACCGACCAATCCTTCGAAACGTTCAACGCCCGCATTCCGGAAGGCAATTCGTTTTGATTGTAACACAAGAACCACGCACCGCCAGAATCATTGCCGTTTCCGTCCGTTCCGGGGATGTAAGGCAAATATATTGGCGTTGATGGCGTGAACCATTGGAACCCGCCATTGGTGTTCGTGAAAGCCAAATCAATTGTTTGCATGGGTGCGACTTGCGAAGAATGGAAAAGGTACAAACGGACCGTTCCAGTTCCCCCGACCATCTGCAAACCGATTCTTTCGATTTTCGTTGTTACTCCCATGGACCGTACCGGAACAATTTCAAATCCGACTATCTTTCCACGGGGTTCGATTGTCGCTTGCAACCTTGCCGCCCCGTCAAAGAAGGTGCGCCTTTCCAACAAACTTTTCGTTTCCTGTTGAAGTTGCTTTTCTTGAATGAAAGTCTGGATTGCGGTATTGATTCCGTTAATGGTCAATTGGCGCACGAAGTCCGATTGCATATTGTATTTTACCCATGCCCCGGCCAATTCCGAACCAAAATCGTTGTTGAAATCGTTGTTGAAATCATTTGCGGCCGGAACGATGCCCGTATTATCATAATTGGCAATCCACAAAACGCCCTCATGGCGGACTTTCGTTCCCTTTTTATACGCCATGAGTTGATTCCATGCGGGATAACTGAATAAGTAATCATCCGGCATTATCGCACGGATGTTCGCCAATGTGCAAAGGGGGTGCGCCCCTTGAAAGGTCAAACCGCTTTCGGACTGGCACAATTCGTTGTCAATCTGTTTTTGCGGGTTGTAATCCTGTTGCCATCCAACCAGGGGAAGCAATGCCGTTTGAATATCTTGCAATCGTACCATAAAAATTCGTTTTTCTTAAATGAAAAACGGGAACGGGGCTTATTGTGTCCCGTCCCCGTGAAAATGGTTTGGTTTATGCCGGATTAGGGCGTTGTAACCTCTTGAGTCATTACGGGTGCATCGGAATCGTTGGTAACGAGAACATCCAATGCATTTTCCCCGGTCTTGACCTCAACTGCGTTCACGACCTCCACAGGGGCGGCAAAAGGATTGGCGTTTCCGGGAGCCGCAATTTCGACTTTGAAAATGGGGTTCGCAACGGTGTTGGGGTCGCTGTTGTAGGCAACAAGGAAAGCAATATCAACGGAGAATCCGAAGTATTCTTTGACGTTGCAAACCATGTCAGCGGATGCGGCCCCGGCAATGCCGGACTGGTCACCAACTGCGGTGTAATAATGCGAACCGACCGGAAGGTCAATGAAAGGAAGGCGGACAACGTCCCATTCATGGAAGTTCGCACGGGTCCTTGCAAGGGCTTCCCTATCAACACGGGTAAGGACACCAACGTTTCCATCCTCAACAATATATCCGGTGGCGAAAATGCCGCTTTCGTTGGTTATGTTGTTGGTATAGTGGAAAACTTTGTTGTCATACTCCAGACGTTTATTAACGTCATTGTAGATGTCATGTTCGGCCATCTTGCGAACAAGGGAATCGAATCCGGCTCCACCGATTACATGAAGCAATCCGGGATAAGCATTCGCACGCATCATTGCGTTCATGTCGGACAAGAATTCCATTCGTGCAATCCACGGGATTTGTACGGAATTGGCGGTAATGGTGTAATACAACGAATCTTTGAAGACCTGTGATTTGTTGGCTTCAAGGGCGGCAATTGCTTGCACATCCATTGCGGTTGCCAACGCACGACAAATCTTCTCCATCTTGCGGGCGAAATCGTGTTCATACGAAATTTCGTTGTTCCTGTAAAGTTGGGGAACCATTGTAAAGCCAACGGCCAATGTTACCCAATTCACGGTATACAATGCGGATGTGTTTTCATCATCAGCGATGACACATGAACGGACGTTGGAAACGGTCACGTCCCCATCGTAATTGATGACGGGAATTTGGACGGTGTTTCCGATGCTTTCGAACGCACGGTCACGCAAATTGGGATTGATGATTGAATTTGCGGCATTGGTCTGTTCGATGAAGAAATCCAATGCGCCATATTCCAGCGGGCGGGCCATATTACGGTCAAACTCCGGATTTTCGACACGCCAGTTTTGCAAACGGGTTGCGACAAGTGACATAATGAAAAATATTTAATTGTTAATGATTGCCGGATTGACCCTTTACCCGGTGTTGTTTCTTAAAAACGCCCGCAAAGTATGCTCCTTCCGGTTCGCCTTTTTACCTTCCGGTTCGCCTTGCGGGCTTATTTTTTTAGCGGAGCGGCAAAGACTTGATTGCATCTTTGTTCGCTTTCCAGGCTTCCGCCATGGCATCCGCAAATTCCTTCGAACCGTTGACTTTCCCTTGCGCCATCAGTTGTTTTGCGATGATTTCATGCGCTTCGTCTTGCGAACGTGCGCCCGAAATGTCAACGTTCGTTCCGTTCCCGGTCGGGGGTGTTACTACTATCCCGGTTCCGGTCTGTTTGCGCCCTTCCTCAATTACGCCCATCGCTTTCAATTCACGTGTGACCAATTCGGATGCCGTGAACGGGCGAAGGTTGTTTTCTGGATTGCGCATCGTTGTTCCGTTCTCATTGAACGCAAGGACCTTTCCACCGTTGCCGTCATCAATGTATTCGGGGTTCATGCCTTTCACTTTTGCGATGGCTTGTTCCAACAATACGTTTGTGACGGTTGCGGGCAAATCCGCTTTGAATTTGATTCCGGACGAAGCCTTCGCAAATTCGCCATTGATTTGCATATCGAACAACGCCTTCTTATGGTCGGATTCGGATTGGTCATATTTGGATTTCAATTCGGCATATTCCTTCGTAACGTTCGCCAAATCGGCCGTTGCTTTGTTCAATGCTTTTTTGGTTTCGGCATCCGCTCCACCTTCGGATATTACCTTTTCCAAACGTGCTTTTTCCTTCATCAAATCCGACAATTGCGATTGTGCGTTGTCCGATTTACCTTTCATATCGCCAATTACCCTTTTGGCGTAATCATAAGTTTTTTCGGTCCCGTTTTTCGTGATTCCGGATGCGGCCAAAATATCCGCATCCAACCTTCCGTAAATTTCGCCTGTCTTCTGTCCAATTACGGTTGCTTCGTCATTGACGGACATTTCGACAATGGCTTTTTTCTGGTCTTCGGTCAATCCCGACAAAGCGGCATTTGCGTTCAATAAATCGTTTGTAAGTGCCATAATTCTTTCCCTTTGAATTTTTGGTAATGTCTTGTTACGGTATCGCCCCGGACGTTATGCGGAAATGGTTTCGGTTGCGGTTACGCTTTGCAAGGTTGCGCCACCGAAAACAAACGTATAAGTGCGGGTCGTGCTGACATCTGCATATGATGCGGAAATACATCTGGAAACGCCAGTTGCCGCACGTTGCACGACATCAAGGATTGTTCCGGCTTTGAAACATTGCACCAACTTTGCTTTTTGGGCATCGGTAAAAGTCCCCAAAGCGGAAACTTCAATAAACAAATGGTCTTGTTGTGCGATTTGTGCCATGATTGTAATTTGTTAAATGGTTGTTATTCCTTTTCCTTTGCAGGTCTTCCGGGCTTTTTCTGTTCGGCCTGTTGTGCAAGGGCTTTGGCAACGGCTTCAGCAACGGCCGCATCGAACTTTTCTTGTTCGGCCTTCGCCTTTGCGGCTTCCTGTTCCTTGCGTATCTGTTCGGCCTTTGCTTGTTGTTCCTTTATCCATTCGTTCGGGTCATGGAGAATGACGATTTCGTAACCTTGTTTCCTCAAACTTTCGTTGACAATGGTTTCGAACATCTTCTTTCCGAACTTCTGGATACGGGGGCGGGAAATGCGTTTCCCGGTCTTCGGGTCAAATTGCTTGACCTCAATAACCGCATGGTAAAACCTTTCTTCGCCCTTCGGAACAATGTAATTTTCGGGGGTCAATTTTTCAATTGGCGTATCCCTTCCGTCTTTTGTCAGCATCGCTTATTCGATTTTTTGTTGTTAAACTTCGGCCGTCTTCATTTCATCGGCATAACGCCTAAATTCGGCCATGATGGTATCAATCTTTTTTTGATAAGGTATTTCGGACCCGAATTCAAGAATATTCATGTTTTCCCGTTCGAATCTGCGAACAAATGTAGGGAAATTCAACTTGACCCGCAAATCCGTTTCCGAAATTAGATTTTTCGAATACAAATCCGAAACTTCCGCCCTTGACAAATGCCGGAACGGTTCAAGTTCCGCAAGTATTAACATTCGCCTTAATTGGGTGGGGTCGGTCCTGTATTCCGTTTCCAATATGCGGTTTTGCATCATGTCCAATTCGCTTTCGGATGCGCCCGCTTCTTTTGCGGCCTTGTATCGGTTGCGCAATTCGTCCGGGCTATACAAATAGAATTCTGTTCCGTAATTTATACGGGCCGAAACGAAATATTTTCCATAACGCAAACGGCAGATTGTTTCATCAACCCATTGTTGGGCGGCTTCGAACCCTTTCTTTACCCTGTTCAATACGGTTGTGACACTTTCGAAATTCGCCCGGACTTGTTGTTCGTTGAATGCATCCCGGTCCGTCACGATTTCATCTTGACCGACAACGGCCGTGATGATTTCTTCCCGCAACCGCTTTTGTTCTTCAACGTTATAATCCAGCGAATCCCGGTCAACTTTGAGGATTTGAACGGGGTTTCGCAAGTCGGGTTGTCCTTCGCTTTCATTGGGGACGGGGATTTCCACGAAAGAACCCGCCCCGATGATGCGTTTGTTTCCGCACTTCGGACAACGCAAAAGCAAACCCGCCATGTCCAATTTGTAATGACCTTGTTTGTCACGGAGGAATCCGCCATCGCAATAATCCCCGTTTTCCGCATTGGAGAAATCGCAACGTTGTTCGTAACCGGATAAGATGGGATATGCACCCATCAAATCCAACTGGCGTTTCGAAATGTGGAAGAATTCGAACCAATCCAACGATTCCAATTCAGCGGACAAAGGGGATGCCTTGACATCCGGTTCGTCCAACGAAATAGGCTCATTCCAGAAGAAACGGGCGGGACAATATCCCAAATCGTGAAATGCTTCAATTTTCGGCATCCCGGAAATTTGCCCGGTGTGCTTGCGGTCATCCCAAACACGGTATGATGCATCATCCAGAACAACGATTTCGTCCGGCCTTCGGAAAACGATGAAATCCATTTGTCCGGTTGTCGGGTCAGCCTTGTATGTGATTACATCGTCAATCGGGAGCCAATAAAAATACGGCTCCGGCCATTCTGTCTTCTGTTCACGGGGCACGTCAACAATCAAAACGGAATTGATTTCGGATTTGAAGAATTCCCAACCTTTGGTTTCCCAAACTTCGGGTTCATTCAACTTGTTTTGCCTGTAATCTTCCCAATCGGAACGTTGTTCGGATGTGGCAAATTGATAATTGAATGCGGGGTTTCGTCCATCAAAAATCCGGCTCAATTTGTCAAAGCACGTTTCCGTTATTTCGTTTGTTTTGACGGGATAACGGAAAAGTGCTTTGAATAAAACGAACTTGTCATGCGGCAAGATATTTTCCACCATCGCCAAAAATTGGGTAAGGGGAATGGAAATATACGGAGCATTGAAAGACGTAACCCGTTTAACCGTGTGAAACTTGATACGCATTTGATGCAATTTCGCACGGCTCAATGTGGCAGACCGTCTATTTTCCGCTATTTCCTTTTTTATCTGTCCGATGTCGTAAGGCATAATTCACAAATTCATATTTTGAGCCTTTTGGCAATTTCCATCCACCGTTGTTCGGCATCCTCAACAATCGTTCCGCATGGGATATTTCGAAATCCCGTGTGACGTTGTTAGCAACTAACGTCACATTAGTTGCTTTTGCGTTCATGGGTTATTCAGCGGGGGTCAAATCGGTAAGGGGGTTGAAATCGGGGGCAACGATTACAAGGTCATCCGAATAATTGTCGGGATAATACCATGAAATCACGTTGGAATCCTTCGCATCGAAGTTGCCGTGAACCTTGCTTCCGATAAACAACGCCCTTATGGGGATGGGATAATAAGTTGTTGCGGTCGCTTCGTCTTGCAGAGCTTCGATTTTGCCGTTTTCATCAAACAGAAAAACGCCCAAATTTCCGGCATTGGCTTCGCATTGCAACGCCTTCATCGCCTTGATGACGGATTGAGGGACGGAACGCAATGAACCTGTAAATTGAACGGGTTCTCCGCCCAAAACTTCGGGAATGCCGCCCAAATCATCATTTCCACCGGATGTCATACGGGCATCTCCGCCAGAATCGGCAGGGGCATTGATGTAAGGAGAAACGGCAATTTTCGAACCATCAGCGGCCGTCAAAAGAGCGGTCCAACTTGCAAGTGCGGTAATTGCGGCCGTTGCGGTAAAACTGTTTCTTGTTCCATCGGCCTTGCGCAACCTTTGGAATGCTACTTTTTGGATTTGGCCGAAATTTTCGGGGCAATTGACAACGGGAATTGTTTCGATTGCGGTTGCGGCCGGACATTGACAAATCAAAGACATAATGATTTCGTTTTAAAATGTTAATGGATGTTAACGGCTTACCCTTTGCCGCTTTCATCCGCAAAAATAGTTATTTTCTTCAAAAATCGCCCACAATCAATTTTCTTTCGGAAATGGTATATTTCCCCATCTTTCCAAAAATAATCGCTTACAGGGCAAATAAACGCAAAATCCGTCAATGCACACGCACACCACGGGATGCGGCATTATACGGGGCCGTGTTGCCGGATGCGATTTCCTTTTCATATATCCCGGTCAATCCGTCCGCATCATCGTCATGTTGGTTCGCATCGAACTTCCGGAGGAAGCCCGTTATATGGTCATGGAATTTTTTGTATCTGGTTTCCCACCCAAACGGCATGATGATTTGTTGGTTGACGAATGGCGCATTCGTGACAATGCGGCTTTCCTTGTTCGCCCCTTGATAAAACGGGAACGTCAATGCACGAACTTTTTTCTTTATCGTCTTCTCATACTGACTTCCGCCATTGTTCGATTCCACCCACACTTTTTGCGTTCCGTTGGCATTTATCATCCGGGGAACGGTAACGGTTGTTATGTCGGTGGATTCATCCGTGAATTCAATATCCGTTATCAATGCGAACAACAAAGGTTCAAAACGTTTCGTGTTTTCGTTCCAAATTTGGTTTTCGGAACGGAAGATGTCATAAGTTGCCGCAAACAAAAAGTCATCCCCTTCATCCGCCACGTCAATATAACACCCGGAACGGATATAAGTTCCCCAATCCGATTTTTCGACCCATGTTTTGAAAGGTTGATACAATTTGCCTTCCGCATTACCGGGGTCTCCTTGATACAAACATTGGAATCCGACCGGGTCAATTGCCCTTTGCGCCAACAGACGTTCCAACGAATGGCGTTCGCCCCATAAGGGTTGCCCCGGTTCCCTTGTATCAATTTCTGTTGGCGGTCCCGTCTTGATGGCTTCGAAGTTGACCAATACCCACGTATCCGATGGGACGTTTTCAAGGTCGGACCATCGTTCCGCATAGATGACTTTTTCCGATTCCGTTATCTTTCCGATGATGTCTTCCGGATGCCACCTTGTAAAAACGATTAGTTGTTGCGAATCGTTATGCAATCGGGTCAACGCAACTTTCGTGTACCAGTCCCACGCCCCGATTCGGATAACGGGCGAATTGGCTTCCGATGCATCCTTATACAGGTCATCGAATATCATTACATCAACCGTCTTCGATGTAAGCGAACCGCCACGACCGACAACACGCAAAGAACCTTCATGCCCGACTATTTCGAAAACATCACTATTGCGAAGATAGTTGTTCGCCACCGTCACAACGTTCGACCCGTTCAAAGTGGTTTCCGGAAACACCCCGTGATATTCTGGCGTGTCAATGATGCGTTGCGCATCCCTGTTGAAATCCTTTGCGATTGTTGCCGCATAAGAACAAATCGCAATTTTCTTATCCGGATTTTGTCCCAACATGAATGCCGGGAGGAATCGGGAAGAGCCTTGCGATTTTCCATGTTGGGGCGGGGCTTGAATCATAAGTTTCCGCAATTGCCCTTTGGCGAATCGGTCCAATACTTCATAATATGCCCGGTGGAATGGCGTTGGCTGGAATGATGGTTGCATATATTGCGCAAACCAAATCAATTTCCGCTTTGCCCCTTCCGCCAAAAACAATTCCGGACGTTGGGTCAACGCCCTTGTTAGTAACATCGTGTCGTAATCCATCCCACTTTTTGCCCTTTAGTCGAACTTGTTAGTAATTTAGTCGAAGTTTAGTCGAACTATTTCCTTTTTTTCGACCTTTCGAACACTCAAATTTTTATCAACCCCGAAAATTTTGATACCGCCTTTCGTAAATTCCGACCTTCCGATATAATTTTTTACGAATGATTTACTAATGAATGACCGTTATTTCTTGTTTATCGCTTCGATGACTTGCGCCAAAAGGTCATCCGGAACGTTCTTCAACGAAATATCGGCCTTCTCTTCCGTCTGCAACTTGCCCGTTATTTCGTTGGATACCCTGTTTTGCCAATGGTCCGGGTCACGATTGCACAATGCGAAGATTACGGCCGTTGCCGATGGAAGAACACGTTTGTTGATGGTCGTTTGCTTCTTGATTGTCGGGTTCCCTTGCGCATCTGCAAGATATTCCGTTTTCGTTTCGGTATACTCCAACCCGCAAATCAATTGTTTAAGACTCCGTTTCGCATCTTCCAGAATGCCATTCAATTGCCAATCTTCGAACGTGTCACGGGCCTTTTTAACCGCATCCGAAAAATCTTTTTTCTCTTTCAACCATGCATAAAAGGTCGCATTCGTTATGCCGCCAATCTTAGCCGCAACTTCATTCGTTTGCCCTTCTTCAATTGCCTTGCATATCTTCGCCACCCGTTCGGGCGTGTACATCGGGGGCCGTCCAACCTTCGCCATGATTCAAACTTTTAATTGTTATAACTTTATTGCCTTCTCTCCCGTGAATTGTTCCCATCGGGAAATGATAACATCGCAATAATGCGGGTCTAATTCCATAATGAAACATTTGCGCCCGGTCTGTTCCGATGCGATAAGGGTTGTTCCAGAACCCCCGAACACATCAATAACCGAATCCCCTTCTTTCGAACTGTTCAAAATGGCATTAGCCACAAGTTCAACGGGCTTTGTTGTCGGGTGCAATTCGCTTTTGGTCGGTTTGGGAATTTCCCAAATTGATTTTGTGAATTGCCCTTGCCCGTACCATTCATGGGATTTCTTCCAACCATACATGATGGGTTCATGTTGATAATCATAATTCAAACGACCCATCGAAAATGTCGGGGCATTCTTTACCCAAATCAATTCGTGTTTTACTTTCCATCCGGCTTCCGCAATCATCATCATCATCATCATATGCGTTCCGCCTTGCGGCATCGTCACATATATTGGTGCGGAATCCTTTGCAACATTATAAAGATTCCGAAAGGCGGGCAACCACAACGTTTTTCCGATTTCTTCATCCGTCATTCCCTTATCCCCCAAAATATCTTTATCAATTCCGCTTTGGTTTCGATATTCGTTCAAAAATGCGTTCTTGCTTCCAATCGCAACGTTATATGGCGGGTCCGTAAATACTAAGTCAATTTTACCCCCCCCCGTAAGTCGCTGAATATCAGTTTCTTTTGTCGCATCCCCGCACATCAAACGATGATTGCCCAATTGCCAAATATCGCCCAATCCGCACCGTTGAATGATTTTCTTTTCTTCGAATTCGTCTTCGGTTGTTTTCAATTGTTCTTTGGGCCATTTCACGCCATCCACGTTCCAACTTTGCAATTGGTCTTTCGTCCATGACTGCAATTTCGCATCATCCCACACGCCCGAATGCGTGTTGTCCCGAATCATTATTTCGTCTTCCTGTTCTTCGCTCAATCCGGGAATGAGGATGGACGGAACTTCCGTCATGCCCAACAGGCGTGCGGCTTCGCTCCTCCTTTCCCCGCCAATTATCATCAGATATCCCAATCGGTCGGAAAGGAGAATCGGCCGGGCTTCAAAGAATTTCGGATTCGCCTTGATTGATTCCGCCAATTTCTTGATTGATTCCCCGTTCGGAGCCTTGCGGGGGTTCTTCGGGTTCGGTATCAAATCATCCAGTTTCCGATATACGATTTCCATAACAGTTAATTTTTGCGATTTTTGATTCTAAGCGACTTTTTCAGCAAAGATAAGGGATTTATCCACTTACCCAAAGATAAACGATTTTAGGGGCATTTCTGTCCATTTCCGACCCTGTAACCCTTCAAACCATCCGTTTTCCCGAATTCATTGCATCCGGTTGTCGGAGTCGGAACGACAATCATTCCCGTTTTCACGCACCATGCCGGACCGCCTGTCAAAAAGTCTTCCCGAAGATGGCGGCAAGTTATACAATGACCCTTCATTGCGCTTCGTATTCACGTTCGAATTCTTCTTCCGAAACGACAAAGAAATGCCCTTTCGAATTACGGCAAATGTATTCCCCTTCCACGGCATCGGCAAAGACAGAACCATTGAGGAAATAAAACCATGCTTCGCCCTTATCGTTATGCCGGAAATCGCCACCGCCACAAAAACGCATCAGTTCATCGGCATTGTCCCGTTGGACTTGCACCGCCATAATTTGTGACAACGTATGGCAATAACGTTTCCCGGTGTCCGGGTCGGGTTGCTGGATGCGCATTTGGTTTTTCGGGCCTTCCGCAAAATCAATCCGTGCGACAATGTGCTTTGCATCGGGGTCATCGGTTATTTCACGCAACCTTTCCCCCATGCGGCCGCATATCGCATCATACAGGGCCGAAACGAAATCCGGGTCGGGATTGTCGTAATAATTCGCAATGATGAAATAATGGTCTCCACCGAACAACGGTTCGCACTCCTTCCCGGTCACGTTCGCAACCATCTTGCACAACGACCAATCGAATTCGTTCAATTCTGTTTTCCAATCATACTTTTCCATTTTTCCTTTTGATTTGAGGGTCAACAATTGACAACAATTCACGCATTTCGTTTTCATTCCCTTGCAGGTACGCCCGTTGCATCAACGGCCCGACATTAGCGACACTGACCAAAGCGACATCGGGGAATTTAGGCAAAAGCGAAATCAAATGCGATATCTTGTCATTCGTCAAAACAATAACTTTCCACGTCATTTCAATTTGTCTTGAATCATTTTCCATCCGTCATCCCCCAACGCCATATGGCGGGGATATTCCGTCACATCGTCTTTCGGGACGATTAGATTATAAACGCCCAATTGACCTTTGACGGGCATTTCGACTATCCTTCGGGGATTGCGCATCATCCAGCCGTAACCCTTGTTCGGGCGGTCCTTTTCGGGAATGCAAGTTGCGGCCCAATCCGATTCGGTAAATTCCGAAACGGGTTTCACGTCATACAATTCCACAATTCCCAACATCGCACCGGATATCCGGCCCGGAATGACGGGTTTTGCGCTGGAGCAAATGACGATGTCCCCACGATAATTGCATGACCGGGAACGCACTTCGATTGTCTTTGCGGCATGGAATCCGGCATCATCAAAAAAGGCGGTTTGCGTTAACCAATCCGCATAAGGTTGTTTAACGCAAAGGGCCTTTAATATGATATGTTCATCCGGGTTGTAATCTTTCCTTTCGATTTGCATATCCTTTCAGTTTTTAAAACGGCAAATCGTCATTGTCTTTCGGTTTGTATTCCGGTTCCGGAGCCGGGGCCGGGGTCGAATCCTTCTTTTGGGACAAAAGTTCCATTTCTTCGACCGCAATTTCCGTGATATACTTTTTGTTTCCGACCTTGTCCGTATATTCCCGGTTCGTGATTTTGCCGAATATCAACAGGGGCGAACCCTTTTTGACGTATTGTTCGCAAACCCCGGCCAACCCGGAACGCCTTACAATGATATTGTGCCATGTGGTCACTTCGGGAATATCCCGTCCGTCTTGCGTTTTGTATCCACGTTCCGTTGTGGCAAGTGTAAATTGTGCGACCTTACCCCCGTTTTCGAAGGTGGTAATTTTGGGGTCCATACCCACATTACCTTTCAAAATTACTTTATTCATCACAAATTATGTTTATTTCGTCATCCCCAATTTCATTCGGTGTCATCGGGATTCCTAAAACAAAGAAAATTTATCAATTGTTCGAAATCGGCATCCGTTGCGTTCTTCGCCTTCTGGAAGAACATTACAGGCACAAGGGCATCCCCTTCCTTTTTGCATATGGCGGGTCGTTTCCATGCCTTCCGTTCCAAATAACATTCCATCAACATTTTTCAATATTCTTGACTATGATTTTGACGTGTTCGCCCGCATCCAACAAAGGTTCAATAAGCGGCCACAACATTTGTTCCAGATACAACCCGACATCGTGTTTGTCGTTGCATATGACAAATTCACGCCTATTGTCGAACGTGAACGTTCCGTCCTTCTCCGCCATGATTGCGGCCGATTTCTTATAATTCGCCATAATCCTTTTTCAATTCTTCGATGGTTGCAAGATTCTTCCGGTATATCCGCATTGATTCTTTGTCCCCGTTTTCCCAAATAGAATGATGCTTGAAACACAATATATTTACGTTCCGGGGGTCGTGCGCTTGCGCTGGATGTGCGCCCCTGGTCAATATGTGCGAAACATACGTTGCCGAATATTGGTCCAAAGGGCGCAAACATTCTTCGCAAATGTGCGGAAGATGATTCCAGCACCAACGATAAAATTTTTCGTTTTCGGCCGGGGAATGACCATCCCCGAACATTTCCCGTTGGACGGATACCCGCAATTCGTTTGACATTTCGAACCGCTTGTCAATAAGGGGCTGAAAATGCCTTGCCAAACAATAATCATATTCCATGCGGGTATCAATCCGAATCGGGTCCATTATTCGAAAACTTCCATTTCGTCCGACTTGCCTTCAAACAAATAGTCATAAACTTCTTTAACGACCTTGTCCGCAAATACCGTCAGCATTGCGGCCGCTTCGGAATCGCTCAATTTGTATTTCAAACGGGGGGTCTTGAACTTGATTTGCTGAAATGCGCTAAGATTGATTTTCCCGTCAATGACGATGCCGATATTGTCATCTTTGCCCGAAAGCGAAATCCCGGTGCATTCGAACAAATCCATTGCCGTTACATCATCCATCGGCCATCTATCCCCGAACAACTTTGCGACAATGCACGGCAAATCCGAATTGAACAATGCGTCCAAATCTGGATGTGTCGGGCGGGATGCCTTGACATGAAATTCGTTCTTTGTGGTTGTTCCGTCATCCTCCGTTGTGGATTCGATGTATTTGCAATCAACACCGAATACCCCACGTTTGAAGGTCTTAAGTTCAAATGTCTTTTCCATACGTATGATTTTAATTTTGTTTTCCCGGTTCCTCCGGGACGGGGGCCAATTGCGCAACGGCAATTTCGACCAATTTTGCGATGTCTTCGATGATGGCGATTTCGGCCGGACTGGCCTTGCCGCCCTTCTTTTCGTGTGTCAACCAATTCTTGACATAAGCCAAATAAAATTGGGGCGTGTTGTGGAATTCTATTGTCTTTGGCATGATATCGGGGTTTTAATCGCCTTTACAATCGGGAGTGCATCTGGATGCATCCATCGGGATTGATGTAAAAAACTTCACATCGGTTTGGCAACTTTTTTCGTATTGGTCAACTTGTACTGAAATGACGATACGTTTTGCGCCTAATTCATTTCGCAATGCCGAAATCGCTTCCATTGCGGCATTTTCAAATTCTTTAATCTTTTCCATATTAAAACAGATTTGCCGACAACAAGTCGGAAGTTATTTTATCCAAATTTGCGTTCTGTTGCGTTTTCTCTTCAAAGACGGGTAATTTACCATCTTTTTGATTTGCGTTCAAAATAGGGGCATTTCCGGCCGTTTCGGGGGTCTTGCCGTATTCCTTCGCCATTCCGGATGCAATCTTTGCCGCATCGCTTGCCGCTTCCGCAACCTTTCCGAACAATGATACAGGATTGGCGGGTGTTTCCTTCGGTTCCAGCAATCCGGCTTCCATGATGACGGGGAAGCAACGAACAACCGCCATGACATCCGACAACGCATCATGGGCCGGGAATGTTTCTCCGGGGAAACAATGGTCGTATAATTCGGTAAGGTTCGGGAATTTCAATTTGCCCCACGCATTACGGGCATCAACCCATTTCATCGTTGAACGCATGGTGTCAATCCTCCTGTCACGGTGCAAGGCGAATTCCACGTTCTTTGTGTCGAAATAATTCCATCCCAAATCACGCAAGATATTTGCCTTTACCATACCCGTATCAAAATGGATGTTGTGACCGCATATGTAATCGGCCCTTTCGGCATCCGCCAAAAACATATCCATGACATCACGGAAGGATTCCCCGTGTTCGTGTGCGTATTCATCCGTTATCCCATGCACGGCCGTTGCCGCTTCGGGGATGCTCCAGCCATCCGGACGGATGATGTGCGTTTCCTCCTTGCCACCGAACACCCATGCGATTTGCACGATATAAGGCCAGTCCTTGTAATCAACGTTCCATGCCTTCCCCTTTTCCGGCAATCCCGTTGTTTCGGTGTCAAAGAATAAAATCTTTTCTATTTCGTATTGTTTCATATCAATGTGGGTTCTTCAATGTAAACGGATAGATTTTCGGCCGCAAATTGTTTCAACCATTCCAGATAGTCGGACATTTGCGTTTTCGAAAAGTTGCGGGCCGTTTCGCATTCGGCCCCGTCCGGATACAGGTTCAATAAATATGTTTCGACTTGTTTTTCGGTCATCCGCTCCCCGATTTCGAAAAGGGCCGTTCGGATGGTCGGCAAAACGTAATTGAAATAATATCCCAATTGCGCTTCCGTTGTTCCGGACGTGACGATTTCGAATCTTGCGACAATCCTTTGCCCCGGATGGGATGCGGCAAACGCCCGTATCCGTTCCATCGGCAATTTCATTTTCCCGTCAGCCGTTATGATGCCGGATTCACTTATCTTGTCCATTGTCCTTTCGTTCAAAAACAAAGTGCATACCCCAAAATAGCCAACCAATCCCAATTGTATATGAGTACGGCCATTTGTCAATGACAATGTCGGGGAACAATACAAATTGCCACAATTCACGTTTCCCGAAAAATTCAACTTTCATAATCAATTCATGTTGGTTTTCGGCAACAATACATCTTCCAGTTCGGGAAACTCCATGATGACAACTTGCGCAATGGTCAAATTGTACGCCTGTTGTCCCAATTGCCGGATATATTCCCGTTCCGCACAACTCCTTTCCGATGTCTTGTTGATTACTTCCATGTATGCATCCGCAAATTCCGCAACGGACAAATCCGAAAGATGGTCAATGACGTGTGACGGGAGTTTGTAACCCTTAGCCCCTCCGACCTTCCGCATGGCTTCGTAAGATGCTTTTATTTGTTTCCGGTCTTCCCTTTGGGCGGTAAGGTATGCCGCCAGATTTTCACGGAAACGGGCCGTTGCGCATATGTCCGCAACGGTCGCTCCCTGTAAAGCCTTGCAAGATGCAATCTTGTTTTGTACGTCCTTATTCATTTTCGGAATACTCTTCAATTCTCATTTCTTCCTGTCCACGCACCACATTTTCTATGAAGCCTTGATATCCGTTCTTACGGGCAATATCAATGATGGTTTGCAGACGTTTTGCGCCCAAAGACTCCCCACGGGCAATGCGGAACACCTTGACTTTCGGATTGGATGCGATGACCAATTTTGCTGCAATTTCCATCAATTGCGAATCCGAAATCTTGCCGGGGACGAAAGGAATACCGTTCAATTCCAATCCGTCATCCATGAATGACAATCCGGCAATCGGTAATTCGGAATTGGTTATGAGTTCGGAACGTTCGTCCATCAATAAGGATATTTCCCCCGTCATGGAATCGGCCTTTGCCTTGATGTCATCATATTGCTTGACCTTTTCGTTGTATTGGCAAACAAGATGATATTTCTTGTTGTGGTTTTCGGCCTGTTCCAGCATTGCGGGAATGTCGGTCTTTTCGGGGTTGTTCTGTTCGTACTTCGCCAACCATGATTCGGCATTGGCCTTTCTCATTTCGAAATCGGCCTTCTCCTTGTTGATTTCGGCAATGGCCTTTTCCATTCCTTCCATAATCGCTTCCGTCCGGCTTGCGGCATCGGCTTCCGCTTTCTCCAACGCAAGGCGGGCGGCTTCGACCATGTCGGAACATTCCTTCATGGCGGCTTCCGCTTTCTTCTTTTCCGCATCAATGCGACCGGGAATTGCGGCCAATTGTTCGGTCCTTTGCGCAAGGGCCGCACGAACCGTCTTCGCCTTTTCGATTAATTGTGCGTTGGTCTGTTGCTTTGCCATGAGGTCGGACACGTCCACGGGGGTTGCGTATCTGTCAACATCGCCCGGTGCAAGTTGCTTCCCGATGGTTTCCACGAATCCGGCAAAGGTCTTGACATCACGATTGATTCCCGTTCTTTCAGCCTTCAATGCCGCCACTTTGTCATCAATGGCATCTATCCTTTCACGGACCTTTTCCGGCAACAGACCTTTCACGACCGCAATTTGCTTCCTCCGTCCTTCGGCCGTTTCCGACCATCTGGAGAATTCGACCGCATCAAAGTCTTGATACCCGAAAATCTTCGACAACATGGAAACGTTGTTCGTAAGCATTCCCGTTGCCGCCTGTTTGATGGTAAGAGTTCCACGGGGGTTTGATTCTGTGAATGACAATTGCACGTCATATTCTTCCCCATCATCCCCGATGACCATTTTTGCAAAGCCCTTCGAAGCCCCATTGCGCAAGACATCATCCCGATTCCCGGTCAACAATGCGCCAATGGCTTTCAACAAAGTTGATTTGCCCAATTCGTTATCCCCGGTAACGAAATATACGCTCCCGGAGAAATCGGCATCAAACTTTTCGATGACTTGAAAGTTTGAAAGTTGTAGTTTTTTAATATACATATCGTATCGCTTGTTTTATGTTTCCGGGAATCGGCCCGGCCCGCTGGCGGCCCATGGGGGAGTCGAACCCCCGATACCCATTTGGACCATGTTTGGGGCTTTCACGTTTCCCAACGTTCCGCCCCCGGCTTGCAATCAAATGTACTTTATGAAGGTGTGGCCCTTCCGGGAGTCGAACCCGGACCCCTTGCGGGAACGCATTTTGAGTGCGCCACGTATGCCATTTCGTCAAAGGGCCATTTTTGCCCGGTCCACGCTTCCCAACGTCCCCGGTGCAATTCATTTCAAACTATACTATATATGGCTTCGAAGTTGAAAAGGTGGTTGAAACGCCCCGATTCGAACGGGGATTGTCGGAACCAAAATCCGAAGTGTTGACCCTTACACCACGTTTCAATTATTATCAAAATCTAATCTTTTGAGAAGCCCTAATTGCCCATTCCTTTACAGAATAAACCATGCCTTCAATACTCCAATCACGTTGTTTGTTTGCGATAATATAGTCTTCCCTGTAATCGTCATTCGAAAATTCGTTTACCACAACAAAATCATTCAACGCCTTATGATATGCTTTGCGGGCCTTTGACATGATATCATATGCCTTCGACATTTCAGCCCCGGCAACAAGTTGAAATCCGCCATCAACGTATTCCGATTGTGCCTTATTATAATTTTCTTCCGCTTCGATTACGGCATTGGCCTTCACTTCAATTTTTGCAACCTGTGCGAAAATCTTTGAAACTTCTTCGAATGTGTAATTGTATTTCATAACCTTGTCATTTTGTCCCGAAAACCGCTTCGGGGGCGTTGGAACGTTCATCATTCCGGGGACAAATATAAGGATTATTTTTTAAATACAAACAATTTTTCTTATTTTTTTTCATTGCCCGGCCAAATCTTCCCGAACCCGGAATCGTCTGCATGAATCTTCCGGGGCCTTTGATGCATAATTTCTGGATGCATGGCAATATCCGTTTTGAATGATTTGCCCTTCCTCATTCCTTCCGGGCCATGTCCGGTAATGGCGGCAACGGGCACAAATTCTTTCTGTCATACGTTAAACAAATTCGGGGTCAACAATTGTTCATTCAGCGAATCCAATTCCCTTTCCATCTGGCGGGACAGCTCCAATGCCGCAAAGTCACGCAACCGGAACCATCGGTTTTGCACCTTCCGCAACTCCGCAACGAATTTCACGTATTGGGCCGCCTGTTCGGGAGTTATTTTTGCCAAATTTTCGATTTGCGGGGCTTTCTCCGCAAAGACGGGTAATTTGTCATCTTTCATTTTTCGTGCGATTTAAGGGGCGTTTCTGTGCAAATTCAAAAGTTTTGACGAATGATGGGGCAAAAATCGCCCTTTTGCGCCCGGCATTTGCCTTGCATATGCCAAAAACAAGTCAAGCAAAGATTCTTCATATTTCCGCAAAATCCTTTGTCCATTTTATGAACTCTTCCGGGTATTCCTCATCCGTCAACGAACGCAAGGCCCTTCCCATTACATCATCCCTTTTGGCCATTCTCCGCAATACCCAATAAATAGCCGGGATGGCACTATTAGCAAAATCCACATGAACATTAACGATTTTGCCTTCCTTAACTTCCTCCGTTATAGTCAACAATTTCTTTTCCATATCAAAACAATTTGTCATGTTCCCTTTGCGGCAAATTCGCCTTTACCCACTTTTGGTCATTGACCAAAGCCCAACGCCCGAAATGCATTATCAACAGGGCATCCGAATTCCACAACGTCACATTAACGCCCGGATAAAGTTTTGCGGCAACTTCCTTGAAACGCCTTTTGCGGTCGGCCTTCTCTTCATGTTGACCGTGCAAACGCAATTTCAATTTGCTTTGCCATGATGCCGGATGTACCATCACATATGGAATTTCGGCAACCTCAATCAAGGCTTTCAGATGTTCATAATTCGCCATCATATTTTGGATTCGGAACAACTTTCCCATGTTGGCGGCCTTGTTGCCGGAATCAATCTGGATGTCATCCGGCCGGACTGACAATTTTTCCAAAAATACGATTGGTTTTGCGATTCCGGCATAATACATCAACAAGTCCCGCAAATCCGCAATGTCTTTCGGCATCTTATAAACTTTGACATTGTATCCGGGTTGATATACCGCAATCCCGCCATTGGCTCCGGGGTCAATCCCGATAACGCAATTGATTTTTATTGTTTCCATCTTCAAACGTTATGTAATCTTTCAAGTCAATTCCTTTTTCAATCATCCTGTCAAATGCTTCCGTCAACGCCCTCCGCCTTGCGAATGTGAATGCACCGTGCGCCAATTCCGGGTCATCCGTTCCGTTGGCCTTCAGCCTTTGAACATCGCCCATCATCCCACGTTTGGAATAATAATTCAACGTATGTTGCCAAATGCGGGTTTGGTCGGAAATCGTGATTTCGATTGATTCAGCGAACCCCAATTCCGCCAGAATGTTATAATACAACATTTCCCCGATTGGGGATGCGTTCAAAACATGGGTCAATTTGTATTGCTCAAAAACGGCAATCAATTCTTTCCGGATGGCGTTATGATATTCCCGTTTCAAGTTTTCGTCAATCGGGGCTTCTTCCTCCTTCGGTTTTGCCTGTTCGGCCTTCCGGAGTGCTTCTGCCCGACAAAAACGGTATGCGTTCAAAACCTTGCAAACGTAATCCGCATTGAATAGTTGGTAATGGTTCCGGTCCGGCATCCCGTCACGCCCTTTGGGCAAGTAATCATCCAGCAATCCGGCAACGCACATTTCAAACGCCATGCGGAAATCCTTTATCGTAAGATTGGGATAATACCTTATCAACAATTCCGAAATGCGGGTAACGATGTAAGGCCATTCCCGGTCTTCGACCCTCAATCCGACATCCCTTGCCGTCATCCGCAAAACGGGGCGCATTTCAGGCATAAGTTCCCCCGGAACGAAGGACCCGAAGTTCCTTTCCGTTTTTGCGGAAACGATTTCCCGTTCATGGGGAAATAGCATCAATTTATTATTTTCCGAATCCATCCCAACCCATTTTTAAATAAGCGATTTCGTCCGGGTCCATCATACCTTCGACCCCCATTTGCGGTTTGCGGTGCAACTTTCCTTTTTCCATGTCCCCCCGCATAAAGTTTCGGGCGGTCGCTATCCAATCACGTTTTTTTGCGCCTTTGCTTGATGACCAATCCGCCACCGAATGAAAGTAATAATCCAAATCCACATCGGCAAATTCGGGACCCTCAAATGATGCCTTGAACAATTCGATATCATTGTATCTGGAGTTTTCAAACAGGCATAGCGGTTCGGCCGTCTTCCTTTCTTTTTGCGCAACTTTTCTTTCCTTTTCCCCCTCCGGGGTAATGGCTTCTATTGTTGCGGGCGAAAAAAGTGCGTTTTCTTTATCATTATCTTTATTATTTATGTTTCTATCAGTATTATTCGTTGCTATTTCGGCAACACCCCCGTTGCTATTTCGGCAACACCCCGTTGCTATTTCGGCAACACCGTTATTGTTTGGGACTCTTGCAATGTAATGGCAAAACTTGACTCCAGAATAAAAGATTTCCCGTTTTTCGATAAAGCCACGGGCAATCAATCGGTCAATTATTTTTTTTGCATTCTGTCTTGTGACATTCAATGCCGATGAAACATAATTCAAAGACCCGTAAAATTCCGATTCCCCGTCTTGCGTGAATCCTAATATCAACGAATAACACAACAATTCATTTCCAGATAAACCCAATTCAACGACCGCAAATCCGGGAACGGTTATATGATTATGCTTTTTAAATTTTCTTGTTTCCATCACGCAAAAAATTATAGTTAAAATCCCCAATCCAATTTCCTTGCCCCATAATATCTTCGAAATTCTTGCGACACGACCAAATTTGTAATTCATCGTAAACATCCAATGCGGCATTTATACATCGTCTTTCGTAATCCATGGGGCGTTGTGCCGCTATTCCTTGAAAATCAAAAAACCTGTCAAGATTTACACAAGACGTGTTCCGGACATGATGCAATTTTCGATGCAACTTTTTTGGCAACAATAAAAGATTTTCAATGTTATTGTTATTCCGGTCGAAATCTATATGATGGATATCATATTCCGGAGGAATCTTGATGCCATAATGTTTTGCGTACAATTTGCGATAATTCATAATAAACAAAACGCCCGACATTTCAACAACAAATGGCGGTTTGTCATCTACTTTGCCGGGCTTTAAATTTCCATCTTGACAACCGCCATTGTCAATTCGCCACAAAGGTAACTATTTTTCAATAAATTCCAATAGCCCTTTCAAAGTGTCTTGCGCTGACATCAACTTCCAATGTCGTTCCATGTCTTCCGGACTTTGTCCGATTAATTGGTCATGGATGATTGCCAAACGCCATTTAATTTCGGCAACGATTTCTTCCGATGTTTTCATACCTTTTCCGGCAATAACAAATTTTTCATGGATGTATCCGGTTTCAGCAAATCCCGAATTTCCCCGATGCGGTTATCATTACAGACCATCCCCAAAACGGGATATCGGGAGTTTTGGCCGGGCTTGTTCGACTTGTGGAAATGTACCGACAAATCAAATACGGATGTGGTTATCGTTCCCCGCATCGCTTGCACTGAATCGAACGAATTTCGAAGATTGTTGATGCTGGATGCTTTTCCCTTCGTATTTAAACACCAGACCCCGACAACGCCCCGGATTGCAGGGATGATGAATCGCAATGTCAATTCAACATCCCAATTGTCCGACCCACGTTTGGTCGGAACGTTCTTCGTCACTTGTTCCATGATATCCGGGATTTTGTCCACGGAATAAGGGGCATATTTTTTCCCATCCCATATTTCGAAAATCCTTCCATCGCCACGGGCAACCAACGCACCGGAATTGTCACGATACGTGAAACGTTCGTTGCATACCAATTCCGGATTATCGGAAGGGAAAATCACTTGTATTGTCGAAGGCTTTTCCCCCAATGCGGTAACGAACAAATCCGCATACTTTCCAGACGGGATGAAATAATCAACCGACACGGGGAATTCCTTTCCGTTGCTTCCCATCTGTTTTTTCCCGATATGGAGCCGCCCGACTTCGGGCAATTCCATTGTCACGCCCTGTTCGGGGCGATATATTCTTCCTCCCATTTTACAATTATTTTGGTTCTGAAGGTTCCATAAATGCATATTTCTTGTATGCTTCGACAAATTCCGATTGCGCATTTGTCATTTTCTCATACAATCTTAAAATGTGTTCGAAACGTGCCATGCTTTGGGCGGTTTTTGCGACTTCTAAATCAATATACCATTCCCGGGAATATTCATTGAATTTCAAGACGGTTTCATTGATTGGGAAAACCCCCATCAAATAATCATCCAGGCCAACCCTAATTCCGCCATCCTTTAATTCAAGATATTTTACTTTGGCAATTTCTATCGCATCAAGATTTGCCCGGTACACGGGCGAACCGATTTTCAAATCTTCTACCGTCATTTTACAATTCCATTTCAAAGTTCAACAAATTTTCCCGTGCGACCCTTTCCAATTCTTCAAGCGCTTTTGTTTCGGAATCAACGTTAACGGGTTTTTTATCCTGTATTGGTTCATGGTATGCATTTTTCTTTAACCTCGCAACCATTTTTGCAACCTCAATTCCGGCTCCTTTGGCCATATCCTGTTCCCACGGTAATTTTTCCGGAATTTCGCTTGTGGCGGGCTTTTGGTCTTCGGACGGGGAATTTATCGTTTCATCGTCTTTCGTGCGATTTGTGGCCCTTTTCGTGCGTTTTCGGGGCGTTTCCGTGCCATTATCCTTTGTTTCCGTGCCGGGGGCATCCTTCGGGCCTTTCTTCGACTTTATGAGTTCGGCAAGGGTGCATGATGTCACGTTATCCATGATATCCCCTTTGTCCAAATCAATAACCCCGTGAACGATGGTCAACGTATTGTCCCGTTTGTCATCCTCAATGGCGGCCAACGCCAACAGATGCGGCAATTTTTGGGCATTCGGGCTATCTGTCTGGTCCTTTAGATTGTATGTCGGTTTTTTCCTCCAGTCCTTCGGGGCGAAGTTGAAAACACGGGTAACGGGGGCATCCGGAAAGTTGGCGTTCCACATCGCTTTGTAAAGATGCAATTGCAATTCGTGTTCTTCGAAAAAGCCCTTCCGGCCCGACTTGAAATCAACGATGGCGGCAAACTCTTCGCCCGTCTTCGGGTCCGTCATCCGGCATGGCAAATCAATGCATCCGGCATAATGGCAAGTCGGATGAACCAACCCAATTTCAATTGCCATCGGGCGCACCCTGTAATCCTTGACAAATTGGGCGAATGCGCAAACGTCCTTCCGGATTTTCGGCAAGGAGTCCCCGAAGAACTTTTCCGGCAAATTGTTCTTTTCCATGAATTCCAGCAATGCGGCCGGGCATTCATCGAAATCGTATTTGCGTGCAATCAACAGGCGTTCAAACTGAATGTGCATGAACGTTCCGTATGAAGCCGCCAAATCCCTTTTTTCGGTCGCACCATCCTTCCCGTTGGCAATCATCCAGTCAATGAGGGCGGGCGGGGTCGGAAGAACTTGTTTCAAAAGAGTTGTGACGGACGGGAAGAATACGGGCATTCCCTTTTCATCGAATCGGTAATAATAACGATGTCCTTCCGTGTTCAATTGATAAACCTTGTATGACGGTTCACGCAATGCGTCCGCATCAAAGAACAATGCCGTTATTTGTTCAACGGTCATGCCGGGCGCAACTTCCGTTGTTTCCTGTTCCGGAGCCGGGGCGGATTCCCCTTTGGCGATGAATTCATCGCATTTTTGTAATGTCTTTTCCATTGTATCGCAATTTTTATGGTGTTAATCCAATTTCTTTTCCTTTATGTAATCCGCTATGAAGGCCGCACAAAAGCCCGCACAAATTATGGCCGTGATGAAGTGGGCCGGATTCCAGAACATCCCGACAAACGCAAGGATGAAGAGAACGGCCCAAATGATGGCCCAAAACAAATTTACGTGTTTCATATCCTCCAAAATTAATCGTTTGACATACCGAACAGGAAATCGGCCGAACATCCGGTCATTTCGCAAATGATTACGACCCATTCCGGGGCAATCCTTGTTGTCACGCCCGTACAAAGATTCGTCATGTTGATTTGTTGTGCAATGGGGACGGATTCCGGCCAAAGGCGGGCGGCAATGTCCTTTTTGTAAATCTTTTTTCCGTTGTCCTTCGCACGGGCAATCGCTTGTTCAATCCTAATTTTCATAACTCTTCTTCAGTTTTAATTATTTCGCCACAATTGACGCATTTGTAAACATAATTCGTAACAATCCATTCCGGGGGAATGTCATCACTTCCGCCATATTCGTATCCTTCCGTTTCGCAAAATTTCAATTCACCACCGCATAACGGGCAATTCCCTTCCCCCATCATATACAATTCCACGAATTCCGAAAGGTTCTCCGGGGCGATATCCAGATATTCCGCCATCGGTTGCGTTTGGTCGGGGCCGAACCAATCAATAATTTGACTTCCGTAATATTTCGGGTCATCCTCCAGCAACCCGGCATCAATCAACCTTTGGCACAAGTCCTCCGCAAAGGGGGATATCTTGTTGTTTGAATCTTCGAAATGCATGATGTCTAAATGTAAAAGTATACAAATGCAACGCACCAGATAAGCCCCAAAACGCATACGGGCCAATTCTCCCGAAGGTAAGTTTTAATCTTTTCCATATCCTTGTAATTTTATGACGTGTTGTGTTCCGTCCGTGTAACGATATCTTTTTACCAATTCACAATATATAACCCGCATCCCCCGCAACACCTTTTTTTCGTTCTGGAAGGCCCTTTCGGCCCTAATTTGGCGGGTATAATATTTTCCCCGATGTTCGATGGGGAATCCGGGAACCTGTGCCCCGGAGAAAACCCCATAATCCGTTGTTTCAATTTTCTTTTTCATCCCTCAATAGTATAAACCCATTTATGCGTTTTGCCGCCTTCGAAATATGTAACTGTGAACCCGTTGCCCGTTGAAAGCAAAATCGGGTCTTTATGAAGCAACATCCAGAAATGCGCTTCGCCCATTGCGGCATCCATCGCATCCGATGCGTTTTTGTATTCGGGCGAAATCCTTCTTTCGCCAATCCTTTCGTCACAATAAGATGTAAAACTATAACGTGCCATGGTTTGAAATGTTTGTGACCCCCGGATGGGGGCCGGGTTATTATGATAATTGGACGTATGCGAAAGTTTCGTTCAACTCTTCATCGAATTCGATTTCGCCATTGAGGTTCGGCAGGACGGACAGTTCGTTGACCTTGTTCCCTTCCGCAATGACTGAAACGAAGATGCCTTCTTTTGCGTTAATCAAGGAAACTTCAACGGGAATTCCGACAATCCCTTCGAAACGTGCCTTTGCAATCTGGTTGAAAATCTGTCTTGTCATGATGTTGTCGTTTTTGGTCCGGAACCGCCCGGATGCGTTGGATTCAATATTGAATCCGGATGCAAATATAGGTATTAGTTTTGAATAAACAAAGATTTTTTTTAATTTCTTTAATTTTCTTTCGATGGCGGCATCCAGTCGGTTATTTTGGGCGAATTTTCGTTTTAACGGCATTTCGGGCGAAAGATGATAAATGTATCAACTTTTCAGCGAAAGCCCGTCAAAACGCAAGGAAACGCAAAATCGGGGCATATATGGAAAGGGCATCCCATTTCACAACGGAACGCCCTTCTACAGAATAACCAGTTCATTATTTGAATATGCAATGCGAAGATATAAAAATCCCGCCACATTCCGTGACGGGGCAAATTATTGAATCGAAATGTTGATGTGCTTATGAAGCAACGTGAAAACCTTGATGATGGCTTCTTTGTTGTCGTTGTATTCCTGTTGCGGACAATCGGCAACAAACTCTTCGAAATCCTTGTATAACTTGTTCAATCGCTCCGATGACATCGTGTAACGGATGCATCCTTCTTCATCAACGATTGCCGTATCTGGAACACGGAACGTTCCGATGGGGTCAAGAATCTTGTTCGCCCTATATTCATCTTCCGTCATTTCAACGATTTTCACTTTTCCCGTGACGGGATGTTTGGTTCTTACTTTCATGGGTTTTGGGATTGTGGGGCGGGAATCCCGCCCCGGTTGTTAAATTCTCTTTCCGTTCTTCCACATCGCTTGCGGGCACTCCGCATCGGACACGATGTTTTCGTTTTCATCAACTTCAATCCGGTTTACCTCCACAAGGGGGTATTCCTTACTCATGCGTTTGCCTTCCTTGATTGCTTCGGCCTTTCGACAAGCGGTTTCCCGGATTTCGGGGGATTCGGGGTTTTCAGCATCCAGATATCCCCAAATTTCGTAGATGTACTTTGTTTCCATGTGTGGTCGTGTTTATGGGGCGGTTTCCCGCCCCGGAATTGTTATTACCAAATCCAACAGGCTTGATAAGACCTTTTCGCATAAAGATTCGATTCCCACCCTAATTCGGGATAAGACAATGTCACATTCTTGCCGCCATCGGCCTTCAATGCGTGTTTGTCGGAGCAAATCCTGTCCCATTCTTTTTGCGCTTCTTCAAGGGTTTGAAATTCCATCGTATATTCCTTGTTCCACTCCTTGCAGTAAATTGTATACATGATTTTGTGTGTTTATGGGGCGGTTGCCCGCCCCTTGTTAATAACTTAGGATTTTTTGGTGTAAAGGGAAATTTCGACACGCCCTTCGCCCCAATATTGCTTCCGTGCCTGTGCCGCTTCTTTGAATGCGGCCCAATCCGAATGACCATCGGTCGGGTCGAATGCTTTGGATTCGAAAATTACGTTGCGTTTCCGACCAACGAAAACGATGACTTTATAAACCTTCTGTGCCATGATTTGATGTTTGAGTTTTATTTGACGGGAAACGGCCCGCCCCGCTGGATTCAACCTTAAATCCGATGGCAAAATTAATACTTTATTTTTAATCCACAAAGATTTTTTTTAATTTTTTGCACTTTCGGAGCGAAAAAAGTTATTTTCACGGAATTTTGATTGTGGCGGGCTTTCTCCGCAAGGACGATAAATTGTACCACTTGACCCACGAAAGACGATTTAAGGGGCATTTCCGGCCAAATTCGGGGTTTTTGGCTATATTTGACCCCGTAACCAATAAAATTTCGTCATTATGCCAGTTAGGAAGGTTCCGGGCGGCTATCAATGGGGCCAATCCGGCAAAGTTTATCCCACAAAAGCACAAGCGGAAGCGCAAGGCCGGGCGATTTACGCATCCGGTTATCGTGAAAAAACACCGCAACCCAAAAAGAAATAAGGATTTCGGAAAGATTCCCCGAAATCCCTATCTTTGCGTTGTCTTTTACCATCGTATCGCTCCCGATTTCCAAAGGCCCGTTCCCGGTTCAATGCCGGGGACGGTTTTTTTGTCGCTCCTTCTGTTTTTTCGCCCAATCAAAAAGATACAATTCCCCATAATAACCCGATTCCCATTGCAATTCGTTCTTTTCCCGGAAGGAGAATTCCCGCAATGCGACATAATCTTCTTTCCGGACATCCAGACGTAACGCCCTTTCGAAGGTCGGGTCAATGTATTTGTCCCCGACCCGAACGAAAGCATGGTCAATCGCAAGCAATCCGGCCGAACGGACGAACCCTTCAATGTATTTCGCTTTCTCATGGAAATATAACGGATTGCAGCAAATCAAATCAACCAGACGTGATGCGTTTTGCCAACATCCGTTCCGCCTTGCCCTGTAATGCATCCGGATAAATGACATTTGTTCGGGCGTGAATACTTCCGCCATCGGTACGCATTGCACCGGGTAAGCCCTTTCGGCCCGCTCCCGATAATATGATGCCTGTTCTTCATTCAGCCAATCCAGTTCGGCAACCGCCTTCAATTCCCGGATTATCATATTTTCTTCCATACGTTCGAATTTTGTTTGATACCGCCCATGGATGCGGCAATTTCCGTCATGTTCTGTTCGTCCTCCGTGATGACGATTGCCAACGTTCCGACACAATCGAAAAGATGATACGCAACACGTCCCATCAAACGGAAGTGGAATCGTTCCGGCCCGGACGGGTCATCGAACCGGAACGCAAACACCTTGCAATCTTCAAGCCTTTTCCCGCATCCCGAAAGGATTTCCCGGTATTGGCTTTCCAAAGTCTTTTTTATCGGCATGGTCTATAATTTTTGAATCCTTTGCGAATATACGTAACATCCAATCGGAACGTCCTTGCAAAAGCCTTGATTTCCGGCAAGGTCATTTTCGGCAAATCCCATTCCCGAAATTCGATTGCATCGCCTTGCCTTTCTCCGAAGTTGCGCAATCTGTGCCAATGTCCGTTTCCCTGTTCATCATAAATGAACGCCCCAACGATATATCCGTTGGGGGTGTCTTCAACTTGCGTAATCATTATTCGTAACGTTTGAAAAATTCTTTCTGTTCATCCCAATAATCCGAATCCCTTTCCGGCATGATTGGAGTTCCTTCAATTGATGTGTTCATGATGAATTGTGATTTTGTGGGGGCTTTCGCCCCCGGATTACTATTTTACGATTGATATTGATTTCACATTAACGAACAATTTGCCATCCTCAATCTTGTATGAATCGGATTCGATGTGCAATTTCTTGCCCTTGATGCGCTTTGCCTTCCCACCGACAATCGGCAAATAATATTCGCAATTGTTGTAATAAAACATCTGGATGTCGGAACGATTCCAGAGTAACACAACGTTTGCCATTTCAGTTCTTGACAGAAAGCCGAATCCGTCATATTGGGAGTCATCGAAGATGTTCGAAACGTTCACGATGTCGAATGAACCTTCCATGTCAATTCGGGCTGAAATTTCATCACGGGCGGCATCCTTTGCCATCATTTCATTCACACGTTCCATCGGCATAATCTGTCCGTCATACATCGCATAAAGGCCGGATTTGATAAGGGCCGAAATTGCGATTTCACGCCTTCTGTCATCCGTCAACATATAAGAATCAACCGCCCAAAACATATATGGGTAATCGGTACAATCGGCAATGGCTTCGCCCCTGTATTTGCCGCATGGGAACACGTCATCGGGGACCGGGTCCCATTCGGTACGGGTCCATGAGGAATGCCCGCATAACGTAAGGTCAACGGGGGCATTGGGATATTTGGCACGGGCCGTTTCTTCATTCATCGAAATGTTCTTGATGAAGGTTGCGCAAAAGCGAACGCCCTTGCGGCCGGAAGCATCAACGAAAACATCACGGGATGTTTCCCACAATGTATAGAACTTACTTGCGAATCCAATTGTTTGCATGGTATCGGGGATTTAAGATTATGAACGATAGAAGGAAATTTTAAGGCCACGCCTAAGTTTGCAAATGCATGAATCCGTCATGGAAGCGAACGCCCTGTCAAGAAGCCTATTGCAAAGTTCAATATCATTGACCATGCGAAGGAATCCAGAAACACCAGCAAGTGTGTTGACCTTTGCGCCTTCGAAAATGCCGGAAACTTTAATCTTGAATTCGAAATTGATTTCCTTTGATGTGTACTTTAACGTTGCCATATGTTTGAAATTTTGGCCCGGGAACCGCCCCGGGGGCGTTGGGTTAACCTTAACCCGATGCAAATATAGGTATTTTTCTTTTCCCCACAAATTTTTTCTTTAATTTTTTATAAAATTTCTTCAATTCAAGTTAATTTTCCCGATTTTTCGATTTGACGGGCTTTCGGGGAAAAGATGATAAGTTATACCACCCGACCGGAGAAATGCGATTTAAGGGGCGTTTCTGTGCAAAATCGGGCACGACACAAAAAATGCCCCGTATTTCACAACACGGGACATTCCAAACCATAAAACCACATTCATATGAAAAAAAGTACACCACAAAAATACATCATTTCTTAATCAAAACATATTCCGTCCCGATTATTTCCGTATGAGGATTTTTAGACAGGACCGACAATTCCCGTTCCTTTACCTTTTTCGTCCGCCACCAGAGAAAACGCCCGTATCGGACCGTTTCCGCCAACAACAGGGAATCCCGGTTGCGCAACGTCCCCGAAAACGAATCATCGGTAATGACTCCGTCAAAATCAAACCATCTGTCCCCACAATGAACGGCCCTTGCCGGAACCTTGACCGAATCCCGGACGATGACGGTATCACGGGGGACGGAAGACAATTCGATTATCGTTTGCGATTGGGCCGAATTGATTGCCGCCAAATCATGGTTGCGGGCCTTCAACGATTTTATCAAGGCGGCATCCTCCGCCCTATATTGGCGGAACTCTTTCAAGGTAAGTTCCAACGCCCCGACCTTTGCCGCATTCAGCGAATCACGGACCCGGAACGTTTCCGCTTCCGACATCAAAGTTTCCGTGTTCGTCCTGTATCTTTCCAATTCGGAACGTAATCTTTCCATTTTGCCGTCAACCACCAGACAAACGGCAATTGCGACCGCCACACATACGGCAATCGCAATTATCCTTTTCAATAATAAGTCCATATCACATCTTGTGTTTTCCCTTCGTCAATGTCCGCATGGATGTATCCGTTGCCGATACCGATTCGGGAGAATCCCGCCCGCATCAAGGCCGTTATTATCTTGTATCGGTTCGCATCCGACCAACACCGGATATCAACCGCCAGGCCCTTGCAATGACTGGATGTCCCCGGACGGTCCTTCGAAAGTTCCCATGCGACCGGACGAAACGCACTGTTCAAAACAAAGGGTATCCCGGCCAATTCACGTGCATAATCAAGTTTTCCCATTAACCGGGCGTTCATGTCTTGCAAGGAGCATGACGGGGTGCATTTCCGGAATTCCGATTCGCTGAAATACTTTGCCGTTATCATGTTTCTTCGTTTTTGATGGGACAATATCCGACTCGGTCACAACGCTTTTTCAAACGTTCGTCATTGGCCGTGTCAACAGGGCAAACGATGTTCGGGTCGGAATACTTGTGTTTACAAAAATGGGATTGCATGATGACGGATGATTTTTCGGCCGAATCCAACTTTTCACGTTCATAATCCGCATTCCGTTCTTCGTAAAACTTTTTTTGTTCGGCCAACAGGTCCCGGAACATATCGTAAGGGGTTTTCCGCTTATCTTCCCTTTTGATGAACCATGACCATATGCCACCCCCGGCAAATACGGAAATGGCATTGGTCAATATTAATGTTAATGTGTCTGACATGACATGGAAAATTATGATGTCGCAAACTGAATGTATTTAAAATCAGCCGGATTTGCTATCATCACATCCGAAATTGCCTTCTCCATAATTCTTCCCATTGTTTGGTATGCGGGTGCGGAATAATGACTATCCGAAGATATTTGGGATTGGATGAAGCCGCCATTATAGGTGTCCATATAATCATTCGCCAAATCAACCAATTCGAATACCGTTACCGTTATGAACAACGGCAACAGGTTTTCAACGAACACCGAAAGGAACCCGGCAAGGATTCCGGCCAATATCTTTGCCGGGTATATGGTTAATTGCTTAATCATAAGTCAATCAATTAGGGGTTTTTTATCCCGCTATTTCAATCAGAAATGCCTTTACCATAGATGCAATTCTTTTGTGTCCCTCCGTATTAGGGTGCGTATTGTCAATATAGAGGGCAGAAAGCACTGAATCATCCCAGGGGCGAAGATTGCTCTTGTGGTAGAGGTCAAGGTAGGGCAGCCCACGAAGATTGGCAATCTCCACGATTTTTTCCGAATACCGAGCCATCCAGGTAGCCGATGTGCTGGAAGGCGGATAGCCACGCCACGGGGTCGGTGTTATAAGGCCAATTCGGAATAAAGGATTAATCGTAAGTAGATTGTCAATTGTAGTGTTGATGCATCCACAAAGAGTATCTGTTCCCGTATCAGTAGCATTCCCGACTTCTGCAATACTTGCCCATTGTTGGTCATTGCCACTTCCAAAAATTGTCACAACATCACAATTCGGGCTAATTGTCAAAGCCTTTTGATAAAAAGCCTTATCCGCATCTTCTAATCTTTTATAACCGCTACCGGAAACGCCATAATTGATACATTGCACGCCAGTTTGTTCAATTATTAAATCAACATAATTGCGCTTATCCGATTGTCCGGACAATGTGGCGGCATCCGTTAAACTATCTCCCATTGCCCCCCATGATATGCCCCGCAATTGTTGCAAATTTTCGGAAGTGGCTAATTTGGTTGACATGATATTTACAATGATGCCATATTGTTGATGCCAACAAAATACTACATAACCATCAAAATCAACGATGACATCATGTTGTTCGTATGTGTTCGTTCCGGTCAACAAAGTTGATATAAACGTGCCATCGAAATTAACTTTAGTAATCATTGATACCGCACCCCTTGCCGTAATCTTTATTTTATCGCCATTAGCGACCCTTACAGGAAGTGATGTCCGGTAAGTATTTGACGGATAAAATGTGCCATTATTCCCCCAATATCCATTGGTTGTTTGCGCTATCGGGACAACATTCCGCCATCCAAGATTTAGAAAATCGCCTATTGTAGTAATTGCCCCATTCTTTATAATTCGATATAAAGGGCCGTCCACATTACGATAAGATATTGTAACATACCCATCAAATTCTATATTGACGTAATAATCTTTGATTTCCGCTTCGCCTATCTGCAACAACTCCATAAAAGACCCATCTTCATTGACCTTGACCACAATTCCGATAGCCGTAGCCGCTCTTACAAATATTGTATCCCCATAAGATACTGGAATCGGGATAGTAGTCCTATAATTTTCGGAATTGTAATAAAGTCCATTGTTCCCCCAATATCCGTTGGGTGTTTTTGTCTCTACCGATTCGGAATTTGTTGTTATCAACAAGGATGCGTTAACATCATTTATTTTTTGGATTGCTGGAGAAATTTGTTCATTCGATGCGGCCCCGGTTAATTCCTTGACCCATGTTCCATCATATGTCAAAAGGGCTATTTCCCCATCGGCAAGAACCAATCCGCCAAAGTTGGTGTAAGTTCCGGCCGTAGATGCCAGATAGAACACATTTTCATCCGGGGTTCCGGGGTTGGTGGAAGGGGTCGCAATACCCATAAATTGGTATCCATCGCCCAAAGAAGAAATCATTGACAACAACGATTGTTGCAATGCGGTTCCGGTAATTTCATTGTTACCGTTTTCATATATTGCCGCCTGTATTGCGGCTTTCAAAGTCGCATAATTTGCCATATCTAATTGTTTAAAGTGTTATCGTAATCATTGTTATAATCATCATTGTAACTTCCGCCCGATGGGATGACATAACCACGGCCGATTTTCTTTGCAACGGTTGCGGTGTCGAATTCCGCTTCCACGGATGCGACATCGCCATTGTCTTCCCAATCCGGAGTAATCAAGAACGTATCCAACGAATAAGTTTGCCCGTTTTTCGTGATTTGGGCAAAATCCGCCATCCGGATAAATCGCATTACGTCCAAAAGATATTCGGAAGCCAGAAAGGCGAATCGGTATCGTTTTTCGGATATCTGTTTAATCGGGAAAAAATATCCGTCACGGGTTTCGCCTTCTTCCTCAAAGATGTATTCCGGCTTTGCGATATCCGCCATCAAATAAAGGACGTTTCGGAATTGCGTTCCATTGGCGTATTTGTACACAATGCGCCCGGCATCCATTACAAAATCTTCGACATCCCACCATTCGATTTTCAAATACGGTTCAATATCGTTAACGACCGTATAAATTTCTGAATAGTAGGTTATCCCGTTGGCCACGATTTCAAGGTAATATCGGCCGTTCATTTGCCCCGTGAATGCGGGGAAATTTCCGGGATACAAGATTACATCGTATTCGTCAAATTCGATGTACTGGATGCCGGATTCCGTCATGTTCGAAGTCACGTCCGAAGATGTCCCATCGGCAACGTTGAAAAGGGCAACGGATGTGACCGAACCCCCATCAACATGGGGAATCATAAGTTGGAACGGAAGCACGAACCCCGCTTGCGTGAACAAGGGATACACACGGCCATAAACCCACCATTTGCGGGCGTTCTGTTGCTCAATGGACGTGTACCATGGCAAAACGGAAAGATTGTTATTCGGTATCATACTTCAAAGTTGCATTGGCGTTCCGACTTGACAAATTTATGGATAATTTTTCGATTGCACCGTTGCCCAAATTTGTTTTGATTAATCGGTACAAATTCGGGTCGGTCAATGTCGGAAAACGCAAGGTTTGTTTTTTCAGTTTCTTTATACCCAAAGCCACACCGGGAACGCCATTGATGGAATATTGACGGGCGGGCATATCGAATGCATAATATTGTTGCAAGAAGGCGAACGCCACATATCCGTTTTGTAGCCGATAATCCGTTCCGTCAATCTGGAAATTGACATACGGCAATTTATATGACAATCCGTAAATTGCCGAAAGGTTGACGGCAAAATTTGCGGATGCACCCCAAACGGCAAGTCGGGGACGTGTCACAACATAAGTGAACGTTTGCCCGGTTTCGGCCGCATCAATCGTTCCGATAATTTCGTAAGTCGAATAATCTGTTTGTCCGACTGTCAATCCCGCAACGGTGGAAGCAATCCGAATCGTTATTGTCCGACCGATGAATGCCGTAAAATCAAAAGTGAAGATTCGTGAACCGCCCGCACTCCCTTCCATGACTTCGGGTTCGGTCAAATAATTGTCATCTTGACCCGCCATGAGGATAAACCCATCTTTGGAAATTGCGTTCGGATTCAACAACACGAAATCAATGTCGGACGTGAATTGCGTAACGTCAATATTTTCGATGTTATCCGGGTTGACATACTTCGAAACTATGTCAATCGGGTAACCTTCGAACAATTGTGTTACATCATCCATCCATCCGAATTGATAACGTGCCGCCATATCCGGTTTGTCGTATTCATATTGGTTGCGGGCGAAGGCCCATTCCTTGCCGTTTCTGGATATCTTTTGTTGGGTCAAATCAACCCCGACAACAGGCGTTCCGGAGTATGAACCGCCATTCATGAAATACCGGATATGTTCGATTCGGAATCGGTTTGCATCGTCTATGAACCAATAACAACGGAAGCAATCCCGGAGCATATCCAAAACCCATTTAAGGGTTATCGGGGCTTTCTGTGCGGGTTGGTCATATCCGGCCGAAATGATGTTGGATTTCGGGGTAATCATCAAAGTTTGCGCAATGCCTGAAATCGGGTTCGTTTGTCCATATAAGAAGGACGAATAATCGGTTGACGGACCGTGCGTGATACCCGGTGCGATTTGGCCCAACAGAACGGAAATAACGGATGACAACGGGAACGCATCACGCAATGTGAATGCCGCACGGCCTTGTTGCTCCGCTATCCAATCGAAAGCGGGAAACGCAAACCATATGGACGTTTTGCCCCACCCGTTACGGGCAACCGGGTAAAATTGAGAAATGCCAATTGATGCGGGTTGTTGGTAATACTTTCCCGGTTCATACAATCCCCATTGGGTCGGGGTGTCGA